CAAGTTGCCGTGAAAAACATGAAATGAACTATCTTTCATCTTCCACTATTGGCAACGTATTAATACAGTGTTCCACCGGCTTCTGCACCAGGAATAGGTGCTCCACCCATGTCTGACAGCTGCTGCATCATCTCTGAACCGGGAACCATACCTGGTTGCTCGGCGGGCATACCGGGCATCATACCCTGTTCAGGCATCATCGGGGCTGGTGGTGGTGGAGCTTTAATGAGAACATGGTCAGGGTTGAAACCCATGTACTGTAAAGCGGAACGAAGAGCAGGCTCCGGGTCATAACCCATCTGTGCTATCATCGGTACAATCTGTGTGATCATCTGCTGACCCTGGTTGTATCTTGTAGCAGGGTTGATAGCTTGTGTAGAGCCACCCTCAACATCAATGAAGAACTCACCCTCAATGTCATCCTCTGAAACCTGCAGCCAGGTTGGGGCGTTTGGTCCGGCGATACGGACAGCACGGGCAGCATCTAGGAACTGCTGGCACAAAGCAAGCATACGGATAGCTATCTCACGTGATGCCTTCTCTACGTTAGCCATCTTGTCAGTAGCACGGGTAGTTGCGGCACCCTCAACAGCAGCGGCAGCAGTAGCTGGGGTACGGTTAGCAGCACTGATGTTACCTACCTGGAAGTCAGTCACACCCAAGATACGTTGCATGTAACCCTGTAGCTTGTCTTCCATCATGTAGTTGTCAGCAGGTGTAGCTTGACGTACTACAGGAACTAGAACCTCGTTAATACCGATGTTGGCCGGTAGGTCAAGAGGGATAACCTGGTCTGGTTTGTTGTCCTGTAAAGCTTTAGCTAGCTCTGGTGTCATTACTTTCTTGTTGATGAAGTACTTGTTACCGACACGCTTGAGGTCGTTTAGCTCAGCAACCATGATCTCGTTAATCATCAGCTGGATACCAGCAATGTTTTCCAAGTCACCGAATGACCAGCAGTTCATACCACCGTCAGAGTAGTTACGCATATGTACAAACGGCGGGTAGCGGTGTGCATGCGGGTTCTCACCGTGGTACAGGTACTTGTCGGCACCCATCTGGAACACACACATTGTGTGGTCACGCATATCGTAGAACTCAATTAGAGTAACATGTGTGAAACATTCCGGTAGTCCCTGGTCCTGCTGCTCGTACTGAACCAGTGTCTGCGAGTCAATGTAACCAGTGTCTGGTGTTAGGTCCTCTATAGCCTTTTTGTCAAACAGTTCGTTATTTTTAACTTCATCTAGAGGTAGTCTGACACGGTGAGCTACCCATCTAGCTGTGTTCATGCGACGTGCGTTAGCAGGTAGAAGTATGTCGTACGGTGACACATACTCTACATATGGTTCATCTTCCTCTACTAGCTGCTGGTTTAACGATACAGAGTTAGCAATCTCTTCAATAGTGGTCTCGTCAAGTTCGATACCCATAACAGAGGCCTGCTCCTGAGCCATGTACAATGCCTCATTAAGCTCGTTATCGTAATCCTCTGGTGTTCTATTAACAGTAGTTTCACTGTATGACCAGCCGATCTTAGCGAAACCATTACCAAGAATGACCATGTCTTGTGTCATGTCACGCAATGTAGATGTAGCATCGGCACGTTTCCAGAAATACTCCAAAACAGTCTTAGCTATCTGAGCATTACGTTCAATAACGCTAACGTCACCAGCTACAGGAGTAACAACAAACTTAGGGTCACGGGAGGAAACCGTGTTTATAATCATGGTAAGGTGCGGCAACACCATGTTAATCGTACGAAGGAACGAACCAGGAACCGGGAACGGAAGAATACGGTTCAAATCCAGCATCGTCAGTTCTCTCTGCGCACCGGTACGGTAAAGTGACTCTAGCATACGCCAGTGAGTGTGCAGAGGCTCCATGCGACGTGTAGCATCGCTAATCAGAGCCTGCTTATCCTTAAGGCTGTAACCTTCTTTATACTCTTTTTCCATTAGTTCCTCTTTACCACGACGTGCCGTTCATCGAGAAGGTGTTCCAGTAATCCCGTTCCTGTTCCTCCATCGCTAGGATAGCCTGTTCGCGGGCTTCCCTAATATTTTTGATGCTGAAACGGTTCGTGGGACGCCAGGTAGTATCCTCAGTAGTAGCCGGAATTGGGGAATCTTCACCTACTTCTTCTACTAAAACCCATAGTGAAATAGCTAGAGACATTACAAGGTCGTCATGGCAGCCTACATCAGCGGCATACCGCACGTTTCCGTTGGCAGTCTGCTGAGCTACGAACTGTCCAAGTTCTGTACGGAGCAACGGGTAAATATTGCCTATGTTCATCTCACCATCAGTCACAGTTAAGTATTTAGCTAGTCTATCGATCACGGCACGGCGTCTATCTACCGTCATTGGGAACTCAAACATACGGGTACGCTGACGGTTTTTACTACCTGAAGTCTGATGTAGGTACGGATTAGGGTAATCTAAATGCTTATGTAGTTCGTTAATAGGTAGCGAACCCTGGCTACCTTGGTTCTCTATAGCCATAAGAGCAGCCCACTGCCTACCAGCAAAGAACCTACCTAGGATATCTAGGTCTGCTGCCCATTCTGTAGGAGGAGTGTGGTTATCATGATAGTATGCTACAATCTCAGGTTTTCCATCCTCATCTAAATGCATAACATGAGCTGTAGAGTAGTCCTGTCCCGTACCAGAGGCAGGGTCACCACCGATAACATAGAAACCCGCAGGGTCCGGTTCTAGAGTAGCGAGACGAAGAGGTCCGTTCTCGTCATGTTCAAACACCATCTCGTCATCGTTACGCCAAACTAGACGACCACGGAACGGTAGGTCCTCAAAGTTATCCTCATGCAGTAAGCTTACGAAACGGGGACGTCCCGATTCACGGAAAGCCTCCTCGTCATCTGACGGGTACTCAGCCAAAAACCTCCACGGTTCATCTGAGAACTCTCTACGTTTCATATCATACTTGGTGTTGCAGGGAACTCTAGTGTTTTTCTCTCCGCTGCACCATCCGCAGTCGGCGTTACACAACATGAAGGGTGAAACCATCCAAGGCTTAAAGAAGGACACGAACTGTGACTCTCCTCGTCGCGCCGACCTGTAAGTTTTAGCGAAACGATTATATCCACCTCTAGACGTAGAGATGATAAGCATGCTACCACCAGCGTCAGTAGTAGGTAACAGCGTTCTTAACACGTCCTCCTGTCGAGATGCAGGTTCAACCAGTCCCGCTTCGTCCCAAACCACCAGTGTTGCGGTTTCACCAGCGAACACACCTTCAGTAGCTGGAGCTGCTTTCATTCTAGATTCCATACCATCAGAGAAACGGAACACCATACCGTCAGTAGAGTCAGCTATAAGTTCCGGGGCACGTTCCTTCATCCACTGTGGAAGGAACTGATACGCCAAACGAGCCTGAGACAGGTTCTTATTGGAGGATTTCTGGTTACGGGACACAATTAGCACAACGGCGCCAGGACGGAAGAACGCCAACCACAATGAGTGGGCCATAGCAAGAGTAGTGTAACCAAGCTGACGGGCTTTCAGAGACACCACAAACCGGTTACCTTTAAAAAGTTTCAACAGTTCATGCTGATGATCGAACAACTCAAATTTAGTACGGCCACGTGTATCCTCCTCAGACGGGATAAACACGTAGTTCTGCAAAAAATAAGTTTCATCAGCAGCACAACGACGCCACTCTAACTCAACCCACAACCTCTGGGCACGAACAATATCACGATGCTTCATTGTTTCCAGTAATCCCTCGTATATGAAGCCATATGCCACACAGCAACAGTGTCCTCACCCATCCTAACCATAGAGGCCCCACAGTAACAAACCTGGTCCTCATTAGACGGGTCAAAATGCGGACCCATATCAGGATATCCGAACCAGTACGTCAGGTGTTCCTCCCGAAAAACTTTATCCCGTTCAGGAAATACGTGAAGAACCATCATCGGGAGCCTCCACACTCCATCCGGCAGACCGTAAAGCATCCGCAAAAAAATCCGGAGCAACAGCAACAGCAGTCTCCGCTAGCAAAGAAGGCAGGTCCATGTTAGAAAAGTCAGAAGAACGGGCAGCCTGCTCCTCGTCAATCCAGGTTTTCCCGTACAACTTCATCCAAAGCTCAGTAGCTTTCAAGTTACCACTCTTAGCATTTGTCAAAAGCTGAGACTTAACCAGGCGGTAATCCCGCTCATCAGCAGGTTCATCAGATGCATCATCAGAAAACTGTGTCACAGCACCAGCGCGAGAAGACATATTCTCCAACAACACACGCTGACGCTCCACAAAAGCAGGATCCTTCTTCCAACGCCTCAACTGACGCGAATCAGCATACCCTTTAGCTTTAGCCCAATCTTCCTCAGTAGCATTAACACCACGCTCAGCCTCAGGCATAGCCAACCAAAGAATGAACTCATCCCACAAAGCATGTTGTTTAGCGGCCATAAATAAGTCCAGTC